GAACAACAAATCAACCGCTATTTTATAACAGTCTGGAAAAGAAACTATTCTTTTCTTTGGGAGAATTAGCTACTCAATTCACCTTCAAACAACTAGAAGAAGCTGGCTTTGGGGATGTGTTTGATAGCCCGTTGTTTGAAGTTGAAGAGGTGGAAGAATGAAAAAATTAGGAATTATTTTAGGGGCGGTATTTGTAATCGTTGTATCGCCGTTCGTGGTTCAGTATGGTTGGAATGAAATCATCACAACAATTGTCCCGGTTGGTAAAATTACAGTCTGGCAAGCATTAGGGATGGATGCACTACTAACTTTCATCTGGCCCGTGTTATCCAGCGAAAAAAAATCTTATGAAGATTATTCAAATTCTGTAATAAGCAGTATTTCAAAAATCATTGCATGTGTATTTTTAATATGGTTAGCTAGTTTGTTTATTTGAGGAGGTGCAAGATGATACCGATCAAGAGATTAGGAAGAATGAGGGTAAATAATAGAAAAAACTTGGAGTATTGTTCATTGTTTGAATGTCCTAGATGTGGTTCTCATGTAATTAGACCGACAGGAGAAGGCAACAGATTGACAGCGTGTAGTCAATCTTGTTCTCAGTTAGGAATTAGGAGAGGACCTTACAAAGAAAGTGTCATTATTAGTGGGTATGAATACATTTATATGCCAGAGCATCCAAATGCAATGAAATCTGGCTATATTGGTAAACACAGACTGGTTTTAGAAAACAAACTAGGGAGATATTTAAGGGATGGAGAAATTGCGCATCATGTGAACGAAAATAAATTAGACAACAGTCCTGAAAATATTGAATTGATGTCATTTTCAGAACACTCAAGATTGCATGCAAAAGAAAAATGGGAGGAGCGTGGTGGTTTTGTTACGATTTAGAGCGTGGAATTTAGAAACAAAAGAAATTGAAGTATTTAATACTTACGAAGAAATTAGTGAATTATTTTTAGTGTTAAGTGCAGATGATGGTTTTTATTCAATCATGCAATCAACAGGGTTGCATGACAAGAACGGCAAGGAGGTCTTTGTCGGAGATATTATAAAATGTACCAGAGGATGTCCTCATGAAGTATATCTAGAAAAAGAATATGGTGGCACATACGTAGGTGGCATGCCTGCTATATATCTAAAAGGAATTAAAGAAGGTTATGCGTGGACTGGGGCCGAAGAAATCCTCGGCAACATCTACGAAAATCCCGAATTGTTGGAGGTAACAGAATGAGTTATGATTTGGAAATATTAGCAAAAATAGAAAATGGAGATTATATTTGCATTGCCGAACCTAAATATAGTTCTCCAACCTACAATCTTGGAAGAATGTTCAGAGTTGCCATGAATTGGGATTTTAACATAAACACAACATACAATGTTGCTGATATTTTAGATAATATCTCCCGTGGTATATCTGAGTTAGAACGGTATCCAGAGAAGTATACTCAGTATGAACCTGAAAACAAATGGGGGACAGTCAGCGGAGCATTGGAAGTTTTGAAGTCGTTGAAAGAGTGTGTTTTAGAACAGGATATTGATACGAAATATTTATATATGAGGTGGTAATATGACACGACCAAACAGATACCCATATACTAAGAGTCAGTGGGAAGAAGAAACAACGCTGGTATGTTTTGGTGATGATACTAGTTTTAAATTAAGAGTTGAAAGAAATAGAATGACGGGGGATACGAAACAATGTCATTGAATAAAACAAGAAAACGATTGATTAGGAAATATCGTAAATTATATAACAGCCATCCGATAGGTTTGAAATTCAGTACAGATGGTGGTAAGACTTTTGTAGCGATGGGGAATATCGTTGAAGATTACATTCCAGATGCTAGAAACATTAATTCTGGAAACATTAACGCAAGTAAATTGTCGAGCGGTGGATTTGGCTTTAAAAATTTTGAAATAACTATTAACCAAGCAATTTCCAAAGAGGAATTAAATAGATTGAAAGGTGTATTTTGGTAGCGAGATGGATTTACAAAACTTCATATACTTACTACTCGCACTGGTCTGGCTGTCTGGTCTGATCTGGGCTGGTGTGATAGCTTTTAAATACAGAAAGGAGAAATGATGAGTTTGGATAATGTATATATACCAATCAACGAAGATGAGGTACTTTCGATAACTCAAATAAATAACCGTTTGGAAATTGCCATATTATCAAACATTGGAAAAAAAATATGGCTATGATCCATCGTTTATAACTGATTCATATTTTGAGGATCTGTACGATGCAGTAATGCCATTTTATGATATACGAGATTTAAAACGTATTATCGACCATATTATAGAAGTGGAGGATAAGCGATGAATAAACTATTTTATACAATCCTCGCATCAGTATCGCTGGTATTTCTGATCGTGTGTGTTAACTTAAATTCACGGATCAATGAGCTGAATACTAAGGTTAGTGATCTGGAATGGACGGTACAAGAGCATGAGCTATCTATCCAGCGGTTGGCAGAAGAGAATAATGCGCAGGATGTTATTTTAAATAAATTAAACAGCGAGTACCAAATGCGAGAGCGACAACGGGCGGAAGAATTGAAAGAGGTAGCAGAGAGAAACGGAGTGGGTGGATGACATGGTAAGGTTTAATATGGAAATACCAATACCACATACTATATGGAAGAAGAAAAACGATGAAACCCTTGTACGTGTTATTCTTAACGCAAGATATGACTTTGATTACAGCACGATGATTATTTACAAGGTTATCAAGAGTGGTCAGAAGTACGTTACCAGCTATGATAAATTCATGAATGATTTTGAAATGACTGAAATTAAATTCTCGGAAATCAAAACGGAGGTAAGTGGTGAACATAGCAAGTAGACTATCTGCATTGAAGTATATTGATATCAAAATCAAATCCAAACGGCAGGAGATCGAAAACCTCAAGTCTGCTATTTTAAAGGGGCAGGTTTATTCAGACGAACCGAAAGGTAGCAAGCGTGGAAATGCCACGGAAGATTTAAACATTAAAATAATAGACGGGGCGGAAAAGATTCGTGCAGAAATAAATCAGCTCATGGAAGAACGCACGCGCCTTATAAATGCCATCGAGGATTTAGATGACCCGCTGGAGAATATCGTGTTGAGATTAATGTACGTTAATGGCTACTCATGGCAAGAAACCAAGAGAGAATTAAACTATTCTCATGCGACAATCCAAAGAGCAAGAGCAAAAGCAATCGAACATTTAGTAATCAAAGATGAACCAACTTTTAACAAATGATACACACGACCTGATAATATAGTATACAGAAAGAGATTCGTAAGGCAGCAGAAACGTTCGCAAGCCTAATTGTTTTGTCTCCTTGTTTAGTACCAATGATCTGCAATAGCTTTGTGGATCTCTTTTGTTATTTTAAAAGGTGATAATATGAGACCACAGAAGCTAACAATGTCAAGAGGTAAGCGAGTCTTATCTGACTATGGATCAAGGCAAGACGAGTACAGGGAATACAATCGTATGCGATGGAAGTACGATCGTGAAGCTAAAGCATTTTACAATTCGAAAGAATGGAAAGCATTATCAAGATTAGTTCTACTTGAGAATGATTATGTGTGTGAATATTGTGGAGACGAAGCTACAATGAGTGATCATGTGATTCCATTGAAAGCAGATTGGAATCGAAGATTAGATAGAACGAATCTAAAAGCAAGTTGTAAAAGATGTAATGATAGAAGAGCAATTCTCTATCGTAACAATCTATTGTGATTGTCGATTGTGTCAACCAACCGAACCCGACTGCGGGTGTTGGGTGAACGAAAACAAAAAGATATGGGGTTAATGTTCGGAATTTACCCCCACGATTTTATGAACGGGGCTATATGGTTCGTGATTTAAAGGACGCGGCCTCTTTTGTACGAAAAATTCCGTTTTTGAAAAGTCATTTGAGTAAAGGAGGTGTCAATATGGGACGAAAAATGAAGCTGGTAGCGACTACTAAAAGCCATTTAACCAAAGAAGAAAAGATTGCGCGCAAGAAGATTGAAGATAAGGCTTCTGACGGTTTGGAAGCATTGCAGATCACAC